ACAAGGTCCGGTAGAAGTTCCTACAATAGTTGAGAGCGAGAAAGACTTGCTAGAAGTCTTCGGAAAACCATACGGAACAAATAAGCATTATGAGCACTGGCTCACTGCTTCTTCTTTCTTAGCATATGGAGGATCACTTAGAGTAGTAAGAGCAGATGATTCTGGTCTTCAAAATGGATTTGTTGGTGTTGGAACCAGCATCAAAATTAAGAGTTTAGAACATTATGAAGAACTTGGATATGATGAAAATCCAATCACTGATATTGTTGTTGCAGCAAGAAATCCTGGTTCTTGGGCAAACGGTTTGAGAGTTGGCATTATCGATGCCAAGGCAGATCAGATTATTACATTATCTGCAGCAAATAGTATTGCTGTTGGTATGGGAGTTACTCAGGCGATTACGGCAACTTTACCTGGAACAGGAACAACTTCAGTTCTTGATGGATATTTAAAAGGTATTGTTACAGAGGTTGATGGAACTAACGTATCTGTAAAAGTTCTTGAGCACGTTTCTGCTACAGGAACTGTAACAGAGGTTGATTATCAACCTTCTGGAGTATATGCATTCTCATCTAGTGCTAATGTTGCTATTCACACTGTAGGAACTTCAACTTCATATGCCTCTACTTCAGTTACGGCCGAGGTAGACTGGTTTGATCAACAGGATCTCACTTTAACTTCTTCATCGACAGTTAAGTGGAACACACTTGCAGATCGTCCAGGAACTTCGTCATATGCAGCAGCAAGAGGATCCAGATTTGATGAGGTTCATGTTGTTGTAATCGATGGTGATGGGGACATCACCGGAAATAGTGGAACAATTCTTGAGAAGAGTCTTAGCCTTTCGAAAGCAAAGGATGCTGAATTCTCCTTAGGTTCACCACAATACTGGAGAAAGTTCATTGCCAATAATTCAGAGTATATCTTTGGTGGTTCTGCACCAGCAGGTATTGTAACTACTGGATTTGCAAGTGGAACCTTTAACCATGCAACAGATAATGGTTGGGATCAAAATGCAGAGGGAATTACCTTTGCCGCAACAGGAAACTCCAATAACACTTTAAGTGCTGGTTGGAACTATGATGGTGCAGGCAACATAGACAACAATGGTGCATTATCTGCAGAATTGAGTGGACTGGTAACTGGTTATGGATTATTCGAAAATACTGAACAATATGATGTAGATTTCATTCTGATGGGATCTGCCGCATATTCGAAAGAAGATGCACAGGCACTTGCCAATAAGTGTATTGCAGTTGCTGAGGCAAGACAGGATGCAGTTGCATTTGTCTCACCATACAGAGGTGCAGCACTTAATGATGTAGGTGCAGGAACAACCGATGTAGATGATAGAGCAGTAACAGTTAATTCTGCAGACACTATCACCGACAATGTAATTAGTTTCTACTCTCCTGTTACTTCATCTTCATATGCAGTATTCGATTCTGGATACAAGTATATGTTTGATAGGTTTGCAAATACCTTCAGATATGTTCCATTAAATGGAGATATTGCTGGTCTTTGTGCCAGAACTGATGCAAATAGTTTCCCATGGTTCTCACCTGCCGGAACAAACAGAGGTGCAATTCTTAATGCAGTTAAACTTGCATATAACCCAAGTAAGACTCAGAGAGACAGACTTTACTCCAACAGAGTCAACCCTGTAATCTTCTCGCCTGGTGCCGGTATCGTTCTCTTCGGAGACAAGACTGGATTTGCTAAGGCATCGGCATTCGATCGTATCAACGTTCGTAGATTGTTCATCTATCTTGAAGATGCAATCTCTGCTGCAGCAAAAGATCAACTCTTTGAATTTAACGATGAGATCACAAGAACTAACTTTGTGAATATTGTTGAACCATTCCTTCGTGATGTTCAGGCAAAGAGAGGAATCTTTGACTTCGTTGTTATTTGTGATGAGACAAATAACACTGCCGCAGTTATAGATAATAATGAGTTTGTGGCAGACATCTTCATTAAGCCAAACAGATCAATCAACTTCATTGGTCTTACGTTTGTTGCCACCAGAACTGGTGTTTCATTTGAAGAAGTTATCGGTAACGTTTAATTCAGAGGTTTAAGAAACAATGGCAAATCGTCAGCAAGTAAACACTTTACCATTAAGAACCATCAGTGACTTTAAGAGTAAACTGAAAGGTGGTGGAGCAAGACCCAATCTGTTTGAGGTGGAACTTGCGTTCCCCTCAATCGTCGGAGTTCAGGATGAAAATGAAGTAATTGAAAACTCAAGATTTCTTGTAAAGGCAGCAGCACTGCCTGCCTCTACAGTTGCACCTATTGATATTCCTTTTAGAGGAAGAATCTTAAAAATTGCAGGTGACAGAACATTCGAGACTTGGACAATTACTGTCCTCAACGATACTTCATTCTCTATCAGATCTGCATTTGAAAAGTGGATGAATACCATCAACAAACTTGATAATGGAACTGGAGAAACTGATCCTGCACTTTATCAAGTAGATGCTAAAGTTCATCAATTAGATCGTGATGGTGCAACTCTTAGAAAGTATGTTTTCAAAGACATCTTCCCAACTAATATTTCTGCAATTGATTTGAACTATGAAACAACTGATACTATTCAGGACTTCACTGTAGAAATGCAGGTTCATTACTATGAAGCATATAGAGGCAATGCTCCACAATCTGGTGGCGAAGACATCAGCTAAATAGTAAAATAACAGTCTAAGTCAGTTTATAATATGGCAAAACTTTTCGGGTTTTCTATTGAAGATACAGAGAAAAAATCCAAAGGTATAGTTTCCCCCGTTCCTCAAAATAATGAGGACGGGGTTGATAACTATATCAGCAGTGGATTTTATGGTTCGTATGTAGATATTGAAGGACAATATAGAACAGAATTTGATTTAATTAGAAGATATAGAGAAATGTCACTTCACCCAGAGTGTGATGGTGCCATTGAAGATGTTGTAAATGAAGCAATCGTCAGTGATCTTTATGATTCACCGATTGAAATTGAGCTTTCAAATTTAAATGCAACAGATAAATTAAAGAAAGCAATTAGACAAGAATTTAAGTATATCAAAGAAATTTTAGACTTTGATAAAAAGTCTCACGAAATTTTTAGAAACTGGTATATCGACGGAAGACTTTATTATCATAAGGTCATTGATCTCAAGAAACCTCAAGAAGGAATCAAAGAACTGAGATATATTGATCCTATGAAGATGAAGTTTGTCCGTCAAGAGAAGAAGACGGGTAAAGATGTTATTGGACCAAACATTCCTGGTCGTGATGAAAATAAGAATGGAATTGCTCCTGAAATTGAAGAATATTTTGTTTATACTCCAAAACCCACATATCCAACCAACAATTTAAACAGCACTGGAGCAGCAAAAGGAACCAAAATTGCTAAAGATGCAATTACTTATTGCACTTCCGGTCTTGTAGATAGAAACAAAGGAAACGTTCTCTCATATCTCCATAAAGCAATCAAATCACTCAATCAACTTAGAATGATTGAGGATTCTCTGGTTATCTATCGTTTATCGAGAGCACCAGAACGTCGTATCTTTTATATTGATGTTGGCAATCTTCCAAAGGTTAAGGCAGAACAATATCTACGTGATGTTATGATGCGTTATCGTAACAAACTTGTTTATGATGCGAACACTGGAGAAGTTCGTGATGACCGCAAGTTTATGTCAATGATGGAAGACTTTTGGCTCCCCAGAAGAGAGGGTGGTAGAGGAACTGAAATCACTACCTTGCCTGGTGGTCAGAACCTTGGTGAACTTGCCGATATTGAGTATTTCCAAAAGAAACTTTACAGATCACTTGGAGTTCCAGAATCTAGGATTGCTGCTGAAGGTGGTTTTAATCTTGGTCGTTCTTCTGAGATCCTGAGAGATGAACTTAAGTTTGCCAAATTTGTTGGTCGTCTGAGAAAGAGATTTGCTCAGATGTTCAATGATATGTTGAAGACTCAACTCATTCTTAAGAACATCGTATCTGTTGAAGATTGGGATAGAATTGCAGATCACATTCAGTATGATTTCTTATATGATAATCAGTTTGCAGAACTCAAAGAAACTGAGATGTTGAATGAGAGACTTGGTGTTCTTGCAACAATTGAACCTTATATTGGAAAGTACTATTCGACTCAATGGGTTCGTAGTAAAGTTCTTCGTCAGACTGATTCTGAACAAGTTGAAATGGATGAGCAAATTGAACAGGAAATTAAAGATGGAATTATTCCTGATCCAAATGCAGTAGATCCCGTTACTGGTGAACCTCTACCTCAGGGTGGTGAAATGCTTGGAGATGTTCCGATGGAACCAGAAATTGACGGTGGAATTACATCCGCAGATGGTAAAGCGGCTGAGATATAAATAAAAAATATACACATATTGGATTTTCATGGAAGAACTTATAGATTTGATCGGGGCAGATGCTTCTGCATCCGATATCAGTGACAAAATTAAAGACGTTTTGTACGGAAAAGCAACAGAACGTATTGAAGGTATTAGACCAACAGTTGGTGCATCCATGTTTGATGAACCATCAGAAGAGGATCACGAATAATGACACAAAGAACTTTACTAATTGGTGTTGGAAATGAAGTTGCTTTAAATACTCCAACAACTTTAGATAATGCAACTGTTGTTAGAGTTTATAATGGAGTGGGAAGCACAGCAACTGTTAGTGTTGCAAAAAGTACGACTGCTGGATATGCAAATACTGCGACTGTTTCTTTACCACAGGGACATGTTGAGTTTTTTGAAAAAGGACCTCAGGATCAAATTTCAGCATCAGCAGCAGCCGTTGTAGGTTTAAAAGTAGGATTTACTGGATAAACAAATGAAACTCATCACAGAAGAAGTATCAAACGTAAAGATTATTACTGAGGGCAAAGGTTCCAGTAAGAAACTGTATATTGAAGGAGTTTTTCTCCAAGGAGACATCAAAAACCGTAACGGTAGAATGTATCCTATGGAAACTCTTTCCAAGGAAGTAAAGAGATACAATGAAGCATTTACTCAGAAAGGGCGTGCTCTTGGAGAACTTGGACATCCCGATGGTCCTACCGTAAACCTTGATCGTGTTTCTCATAAGATTACATCTCTTACTCAAGAGGGAAGTAATTTCAAAGGAAAGGCACAAATCCTGAATACTCCTATGGGTAAGATTGCATCTTCACTTCTCGATGAAGGTGTGATGCTTGGAGTTTCTTCCCGTGGTGTTGGTTCATTAAGAGAAGATAGAAACGGTGTAAGAGTTGTTGGTGAAGATTTTCAGTTAGCAACTGCTGCCGATATCGTTGCCGATCCTTCTGCTCCTGATGCATTTGTCAATGGAATCATGGAAGGAAAAGAGTGGGTTTGGGAAGGAGGAATTCTTCGTGAACAACTCGCAGAGAAAACTCAGAAGAGAATTAATACTCTTGTCTCTCAGAGACAACTTGAAGAGCATAAGTTGAACTTATTCAATGAATTCTTATCAAATCTATAAATTATAAATAAATATAGATTATAACAAAATCTATAAATCAAATGTCCGTTGGTAGCAATTTACAAGAAATGGAAAACGTAGTAACGAAAGGAGCTGCTGCAGCTGAACCAATGCCAAAGTCAGGAAGCAATGCTTCCGGTGTTTCTACACCTGGACAAACTGGCAGATGGGAAGATCTCGGTGGTCCTACTCCAGAAAACTATAAGGTAGACGACAACTCTGCCAAACTCGCAGAACCCAAAATCGCAACTGTCAAAGACATTGTGAACAGAGGTGCAAAACCTGCCGAACCCATGCCTAAGGGTATGAAGGAAGAGGAAGAGGTTGAAGGTGAGATTGTAGAAGAGGAAGAAACCACTGCATCTGCTGAAGATGTAGTTTCCGAAGAGGAGACTACTGAGGAAGAGGTAGTTACCGAAGAGGAGACTCCCGAGGCAGAATACAACATGGAAGAAGATGTTGAAGCACTGCTTGCTGGTGAAGAACTCTCTGAGGAATTCCAAGAGAAAGCACGCACCATTTTTGAAACTGCTATCAAGACAAAAGTTGCTGAAGTTCAAGAAGAACTGAAAGTACAATACGAATCAACTTTGGAGGAAGAAGTTGTTGCTATTAAAGCAGAACTGACCGAAAGAGTTGATGCATACCTTGAGTATGTTGCTGAAGAGTGGATGACTGAAAATCAACTCGCAGTAGAGCAAGGTATCAAGGCAGAAATGACCGAATCATTCCTCACCGGAATGAGAGGACTTTTTGAAGATCATTATGTATCAATCCCTGAAGAGAAATATGATGTAACCGCCGCAATGGTGGAAAAATTAGATGAGATGGAAGATAAACTCAACGAGCAAATCAATAAGAATATTGCTCTCAATCAAAGATTAGCTGAGTCGGTTGCTGATGCAATCTTCTCCGATGTCTGCGAAGGTTTGGCACTTTCACAGAAGGAAAAGCTCGCTTCTCTTGCCGAAAATGTTGAGTTTGATAGTGAAGAGAACTATCGTGAGAAACTGGTAACTCTGCGTAAGTCATACTTCAAAGAGAATGCTGGTACTCAAAGAGACGAGTCAGAAAATATTTCTGAGTCATCAGAAGTAACTACAGAACCAGTATCTGGTTTAATGGAATCATATCTTGATACTCTGACTAGAGTTTCGCAAAAGTGATTTTTTAATTATAAATCAAACTAAAACTTTTAACAAGGTAAATTCAAATGCAAGGTTTCAATGCTGAACACCTTCAGGAGAAGTGGGCACCTATCCTCAACCATGAGGGACTCGGAGGCATCGATGATGCTCATAAGAGAATGGTTACCGCAGTTCTCCTGGAGAACCAAGAAAAAATGCTGAAGGAAGAAAGAGAATTTCTTTCTGAAGCTGGTCCTACTAACTCAACTGGAGCCGGAGTTGCTAACTTCGATCCCGTCCTGATCTCCTTGATCAGACGTGCAATGCCTAACCTGGTCGCATATGACCTCGCAGGTGTTCAACCAATGAACGGTCCTACTGGACTGATCTTCGCAATGCGTTCACGCTTCACCAGTCAGTCTGGTGCTGAAGCACTGTTCGACGAAGCAGATACTGGATTCTCCAACTCTGGAATCGGTACTGCAAATCCATATGTTGATGGTTCACAGGGTAATGCTGTTGGTCTCGGTACTACCGGAAGCCAAAATGGAACCAACCCTGGTCTCCTTAATCCTACTACTCAAACCGAAAGTGGATACACTGTCGGT